CGCAAGGCTTGGCAGACAAAATCGGAGGAGTTGGGGGCCGCACACGAGTTAAACGGAGTCCGGCCAGACCCGTATAGGGCACTTAAGTCCTCCGTCGTAAGTCCCGTGTAGAGCTCCCAGAGCTCAGCATCGGTTTTGTACGCCTTGAAAGCGTTCTTGATCTCGATGCAGGGCGAGGTGTGGTACTTGTTGCGCAAAAACGCCACAAGCTCAGCAAACCAAGTCCTGCACGATTCACAGGCGAAAGTCTCATTGCGGAGACCACACGCGCGCACGATAGTGGCGGCAATGCGGAGTTCCACAGACCTGTTCTCGTCATTGTAACGAAGACAGGAATTTCTCATCTTGCAACAGTCGATGGACGGCAGCCACATGGGGTAGCCGAGGGTTGGTAGGAAAACCTTCTTAAAGCCATGTCCTACGAATGTGCAATCTTCGGGGTGGCGCATCTCAACGGAAGGTGTAGTATAGACCATTCCGATGCGATACGCATTCGCGATCATGTTGGCGATGGTGAAACCAAGCCCCTGTGCAAAGGGCGAAATTGATATAATGATGTCATCACCGCAGTAGAAAACAACCACGTGCTCCTTAAACGCTGCCCAGTTTCGGTACTGAGCTGGCACAATTAAGCACCAGAGGACCCAGACGTCCATAGTGTTCTTGAAAATGTTGTCAGGCGTGGTGTTTCCCTGGCCGCTGCCATTGCCGCCCCAGCGGAAGTAGCATTGGCCATCAGGCATCACAAAGATCGCAGTGCAAATCATCCACATGAGATTGAAGAACCGCCAAAACATGGAGACCGTCCAGAGGATAGGACTCAACATGCGAAAGCGGAACGCGTAGACGAGAGCGAACAACAGAGCGTAGAAGCGGGAGTCGAACTCCTTGCCGTCGAGCTCACCTGTATTCTTGCCAGCACCAAACGATGGTGGCGAGAGTTTGGTGTGAAGACGAGCAAAACCACCATCAAAATTATTGAGACCAAGAGCACTCGCGTGCTGAAGGTTGGTGGCGACAAGTCTACGGTTCTGGTGCAGCGTACACTGCAACAAAGCAATGGTGTGGTTGGTGTCGAAGGCAATTGTAGTTCGGCCTTTGCCTTGCGCCACTTTCTCGGCCTCGCGAAGCTCCTCCTTAACGGAGACGCTTGCGAGAACGGGAATGGGATTGGGAGTTCCGAGC